TTTGGATAGGCAAGTTTGAAATCCTTAAAGACGGCTTTCCTATCTCTTTTATTTATTTGTCTCAGATCATTCAACATAGCTATCCATGTTTTCATTAGAAGTACCTCTTTTCGATGGCATCAATTTGGTTAAGCAAGTCTTCACGAATCTTTAGGTAGACATCACCACCTGCAAACTCATCACGACCGATTGGGTGGTAGAACTGTTCTTCACACCAGTCAAAGTTATCGTTCTTTGCATTTGGTGGAAAGATGTTTGTTTTGCCTTTGGCCGATTGACGTTGATAGAACTGATCCGGCTTACGGAAGTCCACCAATCCTTTAAGGAACGGATACTTCTTAAGAACCTCCAGCCATAGCTTCATGGCAATAATGTTGTCTACCGTTGTCTGAATTTGCTCATCACCGCGCATGATGCAGTAACCAATAAGGTCTTTAATTGTGCAGCGTACCATATAAAAATGCTCAAAGTTCCTAGGCATAACAGTACGGGCATCAAGACCATGAACCAAACCGCTATCAAGCATATCCACATAGAGTCCACGAGCAAGTTCGGTGATTTGTTGGTATCTGTCATAGAAGTCCTTGTTGGCCATAATCCCGGGTTTTACTACAACACGGTCATCACGCATATCGCGATCACCATGCACCTGTGCCGCAAAACTAAACAGACGGTGTCTGATTAGGTGCGTTGTGTCTACCATGTCCATGCCATTGACCGACCAAGTAATGTTAATCGTCTCCATTGCAGTAGGTAGCAGTTCATATCGGAATAGCTCATCAATAGTTTGGCTGATGGCATCCTCAGGAAAATCCCATTCGATCTTGTCATTCCATGTGTTCATTAAGAAGACCGATATGGTCTTACGAAACTCTGGAATGGTAGGTGCATGGACGATCTGTACGTCTATGTTCTCCAGTTGGTTAACAAATTCGATAGGCTTTACAGCTTGACCGAATTTAAGCTTTGTGTGCATCTGTTGAAGATGCGGCATTTGTTCTTTTCTGACCTTTGGCATTTTTCATTTCCTTTGTGAGTTGAATTTCTACTAACCGAGCGTAACCTGCAATGTCTGTCCAGCTGTCCATATGTCTAGGGGATACGGCCAACCGAGAAAGTTTCATAGCAATCTTAGAGAGATAAATAACATAGACAGGATCCATTTCTTGCTTATGTTGCTTGCGATACCTGTCCTTTATATTTTCAAGGATAACAGCTTCTAATGAGACACCCTCAAAAAAATCACCGTACACCTCGCCTCTCTGTTCTAAAACTTGATCTGTCGTTTTCATGGCAGCACCTTGTAAGGTTTAAGTTTTTCCTCAAGTTTAGATAAACGTAAGCCACTGTTTTCATGGACGTCCACCATATAGCCACCATTACCTAGACCAATTTCATTAGCCGAATACTGGAGGCATTGCAAAGCATCGGCATAATGTACGACCAAGGCTTCAGGCGTATCTTCATGGTATAGGCCACAATAGTCTTTTACTTGATCAGGAAAGCCTTTCACAATGTCTTGCTCAGCCTGTTTAAGAGCATCGGCAACCATAGGAAAGTTTTTCTTGACCAGATGGTTTACATCAGATATTTCCATTTCAGCCAAGTCATGACATATAGCAATCTTAAGTGCTTTGTTCACATCAAAGTTGTATTCAGTGGATAGCATGAGTACGCCAAGGGCTACAAAGAAACTGTGTGTTGCCACACTCTCTTGGTGAACCACCGGCTTCATGCTGTAGCGCTTTGTGTGTTCAAGCGTATAGCTTTGCATAAAGAATGCGAAGTCGCCTTTATTCATAGTCCATCTTCTCCTCGGACCAGTTCCTACGGATAAACACGCCTACATCTTTAATCTCTTTAATTGCAAGGTCTAATTGCTCGTAGCTACGAACTACTGAGCCTGATGCTGCCAATACAAGATTAAATTTTTGACCAGGTAAACCACCAAGCCAGATGTAAATAATTGGTATGCCCATGGCATAACACCAGCCGGCTTCAAACATGGTGCCAGGGTCTTTGCCATCGGTAACACATACACATATGTCAGTTTTAGCTAAACCAACCATGTTCATATCAAGAATTTCTTCTGGTGTTGTTTCACCTTCTTTGTACATACATTCATCTTTAGGGCTAAAGTATGTAAGGTTATTGTTGTCCAAGATGTCTTTAATGCTTTCAACCGTGTTTAGTTGGTCAGCATTAAAAAACGGAGATGCTATATAAAAATACGGATCATTCATAATTTCCTTTCAGTTGTTAAGTAAACAGTTGTATTGTACTATGTTTTTTATAAAGTAAACACTTACACTAATTTATTTCCTCTCTTTCTTTTACTTTTTGTGAATAGTCTCTTACTGCATTCATAAGAGCCTGCTGGGTTTTGTCTTTGCTGTTAATGGCAGACACAATGGCTTCATCAATAGTGTCTCTAGCAATGATCTGATGAACCACAATGTTATTCCTCTGACCTTGGCGCCAAAGCCTGCGAATAAACTGATCATAGACCTCCAATGACCATGTATTGCTAAACCAGATTACAGCGTGCCCACTACCTTGCAGGTTCAACCCATGACCTGCCGACTGTGGATGCGCAAATAAAACTGGTATGTCACCGGCATTCCATTTGTCAATTACTTTCTGCATTTCTTTTGGCGTAACACCTGAACCAATATAAGGTGCACTTGGCAAGTACTTCTGTAACCGCTTTAGATCATGGTTAAAGTGATACCCCACAATGCAAGGTTTGCCGTTCAGACCTTCGATTAACTCATCAAGTGCATCGATCTTTGTAGTATGAATAATTTTGTATTCATGGTCAGTGTCATCTAAGTAAATTGCACCATTTGCTATTTGTTGGCACTTACCGACAGCCACTGCAGCATTGGTGGCCGACACTTGGTCGCTATCGAATTCAATAAGTAACTGGCTTTCAAGCTCTTTGTAAAGCTTCTTTGATGCTTCAGGTAAGTCTACATAAACTCGATTAAGCAGCAATTCTGGCATATCAAGATAGTCTTCAGCCTTCATACGAAGGACTTTGTCGCCTAACAGCTCATAGATCTTATCAGCCGAATCAGACTTTAGTGCCCATGTGTAACCACCATAGCCGGTCTGATAGAAGTAGTTTGTTCGAAAGTGTGTGATGAACCGACCAAATGTAGCACCACGATCAATTACCAACTGTGGACCAAAGATGTCCATTAAGCTATTTGGTGCAGGTGAACCAGTTAGTCCGAACCGGCGCTTAAACTTATCAAGGAATGGTGATAAGCACTTAAACCGCTCAGTCCGTGTGTTCCGTAAATAGCTAATCTCATCAACTACCAATAGATCGTATGGAAATGGCTTACCTGCCAAAGACTTTGACAACCACTGCAGTCCTTCGAAGTTAATCACATGTATATCTGCCTTATCTGTTAAAGATCGGTCCTTCGTAGGCCCATGCAGTACACTGATCTTTAGGTCAGCAAAGTTATCCCACTTCTTAATCTCTTCAGGCCATACGGCATAGGCCGGTCTAAGTGGTGCCACGATCAATGCCTTATTTACGGCACCTGCAGCCTTTAAGACCTTAAACGTTTCCAGCGTAATACTGGTCTTACCTAAGCCAGGGTCTAGCCATAATTGGCCAGAACCATGCTCAACTAAAAACTTTACAGCTTTCTTTTGGTATTCATGCGGTTCCCAGTACACGGTCAATCCCTTCTTTAGAGTCTATAACGTAAACTTCATGCCCAAGTCTAAGTAGATCAATGTGATTCTTGGCTTGCAATGCAGATAGTTTTCCACCCGGCCGCTTTAGTTCTACCCACAAGACCTGACCGTTTTCTATTGGCACAATACGATCAGGCCAGCCACGGGCAAACTTTACATGCAGCTTTAAAGATAACAGCTTACGTTTCTTGCACTGAGCCGTGAAATACTTTTCAAGATCACGTTCAAGTATAACTTTAGTTACCATTTGCAAGGACCGCCATTGCTTTTACGATAGTGGCAGAACTTACATAAGCCGGATGGATTAGGCGCAAAGATTGCATCTTTACGTATCGTCTCTAACCGGCCTGTGATCAGTGTTTTCATCTCCTCTAACTGGTCACGAGTAAGCGGGTTGTAGGTGGTTGTTTTCTTTAAGTCAACAAATTCAATTACCAAGTTTACCTTCTTAATGTGTGGCTTAACCGCCAATATTACAGCTGCATACACAGTCACTTGGTCACTGTAATCTCTATCCTTGCCAGTCTTAAAGTCCAGCACCGTGGCCTCATCACCTTGCTCTACATACAAGTCAATGATGCCCCTGAGCATTGCTGCTGGTGCTGTGTAGTCAACCGGCTGCCATGCATGGTCAACTGCAAACTTAAGCTCTGATGCAGCTTTAAGCTTAATCCAGCCTTCCAGCTTATCAGCCATGTGCATCACAGGCTCAGATAACAGCATTAAACTGCCATTCAGTATGTTCTCTATTTCAGAGTGTATGGCTGTTCCTCGTTCAGCGGCAGGACCAGAAGGTTCAGGCAATCGATCTATTCGATTAAACTTATACCTGCTAGGGCATTGTTCATAAAGCTTAACTGCCGAGTAAGAAAATGCCATTACTTTACCTCCGAGAAATTATTGCCGACTTTTGCTTCGGCGATTAAAGGAACATCTAACGTAAAAGCATGAATCATGCATTGTGCAAGTTTATCAGCCTCACGTTGGACAACATCAGCCCTCACAGAAATAATCAACTCATCATGCAGTGACAATAGCAACCTGCCATCTTGTGCTACATTCCAATAATCAATCATTGCCTGCTTGGCCATATCAGCACCACTGCCTTGAATCAGTGTATTCAGTGACTTAAAGCCAAAGTTCATCAGTTTGCCGTTAATCATCTTAGGTGGTTCACCTTTTACCAGTCTGCCACCAATGGTAGAGAATGGTGACCTAAGCTTGTACCTAGTCATCAGATCATTATTGACATTGTCTAAACCAGGTGCCACCTCAGACTTATACAAGTCAATCAATAGTTTGGCCTCATTGTATGGTATGCCTAGCATTTCACTGATCTTCTTAGGGCCTGCACCGTACAAAATACCAAATGACATTGTCTTTGCATAGTCACGAATGATTGGCCTACCGGCTTTTTCAGACATTAGGTTGGCTGCAAATGTGTGTAAGTCTGCATTAGGATCCTTACGATACTGTTCAGCTAACTTACCGTCCTCAAAGTGTGCAAACAACCGAAGCTCTTGTGCTTGGAAGTCCGCGGCCGCCATCAGATGGCCTTCATCTGGTAAGATAAACTCACGTACCTTAGGTATTACCAGCCCTTGTAGCTCAACAGGCAGAGGGGTTTTAGGTCCTCGTGTCGGCATGGTCTGTAGTGTAGGCTTAGCCGACAATCTACCTGTACGTGTACCACCGATCTCACCTCTTACAGTGTTCCATTCAGTATAGATGCGGCCTGTAGTTGCCGACTGTTCTAACCATGGCTCAATGTAAGTACCTGTCAGTTTTACAAGCACATCTCGGTGCCGTAGAACCGATGATAATTCACTATCGGTGATCATCACCTTTAGTGTGTCTTTGTCTGACAAGGGCGTACCTTTGTCGCTTATCGGCCAAGATTTTGTGTTGTCATACACGCCTTTTTGCATGATGGCAGTCACAAGTTGCTGACCTGAGTTGTAGTTGATGTCAGCCACATTAAAGTATCTGGCAAGCCATACTTCACACATGGCAATATCAGCCTTAGCCTTTTCAAGGCATGCCTTCATACCTTCTGTGTCAACACGAATGCCAAGCTTACTGTTCTCTAGTAATACCGGCATTAGTTGCATTTCACGCAAATAAGCAACCGGCATAGTGTCACGTACTTCTTGTGTGAAGTCATACAAACCTGCAGTCAGCCGTACATCGGCCTCGGCATACTTACCTACCAGATCAGCCGGTCCACGTGCAATGAATGCACCTGCTTGCTTTGGCTTTTTACGAACAGCTTCTATGTTCATAGTCAGCCATTCAAACAGCTCATCACGTTCCTCAGGCTGTACGTTTAGCCATTCCTTACACAACTCTTTTAGTGACAAGCTGCGTGCATATGGGTCATGCAGGAAAGCAAGTACTAAAGTGTCATGTGTGCGCTCTGCCGGCAAAAATGGCAAGTCAAACTTTTCATAGATGATCGATAGATCGAACATGGCATTATGAAAGCATACAGACCTGTCTGAGCCCCAGATGTCTAAAAGCATTTGACGGACCGTGTTGTAGTCCGTGTTGTTGTTTGTGTCGTGTGCAAATGAGAAGTAACCGGACTTAAACTGCCCAGTCCTGTCAAGTACTGCCAAGCCAACCGGCTTAGGAGGGTACTGTTCAGGACGTGGGCCGATTGCTTCCGACTCAAAGTCTAAGAAGACTGGGTCAGTCATTAGTACTTGCCTGACTTAGCCGCTGCCACTGGTACATCAGTATCAATAGCATCTTCCTCAACACCAGCAGTCTCTACGGCTGCCAACAGTTCTTTATCACCACGTGCAATCAATGCCTTGACCACATCAAGGTTGTCAATGGCGCGTACAAAGTCAAACTGTAGTTTGAACTGTGTCTTAGCATCAGGCACAACACTGATACGTGTTACCACAGCACTTAATGGCCGCTTAGTAGCACTGGCAATCTTTTGTAAGTAAGTAGCAAAGCCACGAACACTGGTTACAGGGGTGCGTAAAGCCGCCACTTCACCAAGGTTCACAGCATCAACACTATCAATGCTATCAGCTGTCATTACTAACAACCTACGCTTTTCAGCACAAGCCTTGCCTTTGCCACCATTGGTAGCACTACCCCATTGATCCTTAGGGCAATTCATACACATCTCACTTTGCTTTTCAGTAGATGCTGAATTTGGCTTTAAGCCTGTTAAGTTTGCACCAAGTGCAAAGCATACTGGACCGGCAGGATTTGCTGGGTCATAACGTGCTGTGTAATACAAGCGCTCAACAGGTGAGCTCAGGATCACAACGTCCAAGCTGTTGCCAGCAATAGGGTTGTCACGATAAGACAATGCACCGCCTTTGGTGCTTAAGAACACGGTACCTGCGGTACTACGTTCAGCCACCATGCCGGCACTTGCCAACTTCTCTAACTCAGACTCGAA